TGTACAAATATCTCGCTGAAAATCGGCGGGAGCTGTGAAAATAATAACAGGTAAAAGGTGATCAAATGGAATATGTTGGAATCCAGTTTCTTAAGGACCGATTAACTAAAAAAAGAATAAGGATTGGGACAAGATATCTCTATTATGAGATGAAAAATGCGACTTTTGACTTTGGCATCTCATCTCCGCCTGAACTTAGATGGTGGAATAGCTGTGTTGGATGGTGCGCTAAAGGTGTTGATGCTCTGGCTGATCGATTAGATTTTTACGGATTCAAAGATGATTTTTTTGGTCTTAATGAAATCTACTCGGCCAACAATAAGGATGTATTATTCCCCAGCGGCATCCTTGGAGCTCTGATCGCGGCCTGTTCATTTATATATGTTTCAGAAGACGAGACAGGATTCCCGAGGCTTGAGATCGTAAATGCTGATGATGCAACAGGAATCATCAATCCATCAACGGGATTATTAAATGAAGGATATGCAGTCCTTGAAAGAAACGCGGCAAAACAGCCCGTTATGGAAGCATACTTCACTCATGAAGGGACATATTATTATCAGAATGGAAAGCTTGTCGATTCGAGAGAATACCGAATAAAAGAGCCGCTTCTTGTTCCTCTTATCTTTAGGCCAGATGCAAAGAGGCCCTTTGGTCATTCCAGAATATCAAGAGCTTGCATGTCTTATGTTAGTTCAGCAATTAGAACAATCAAGCGATCAGAGATATCTGCAGAGTTCTTTTCATTTCCTCAGAAATGGGTGACCGGAGTTGATGCAGATGCAGAAAAAATTGATAAATGGTCGGCTGCTATGTCGGCTCTCATGAAATTCACCTTAAACGAGGATGGTCAGGACCATGTTAAGCTCGGACAATTTAGCCAGCAGAGCATGACTCCTCATGTAGATCAGTTTAAGATGTTTGCTTCATTATTCGCCGGAGAAGTCGGACTTACGCTTGACGATCTGGGATTCCCACAGAGCAATCCTTCAAGTTATGACGCAATAAAAGCAAGCCATGAGAATCTGAGGCTTACGGCAAAGGCTGCACATAAATCATTTAATGTCGGCATATTAAATGCGGGTTATCTCGCTGCATGTATCAGAGATAATTACGACTATACAAGACAGCAAATCACAGTAACAACTCCGATGTGGCTTCCGCCATTTCAGGCTGATGTATCAATGCTTGGAAGCATCGGTGATGCTATTCAGAAAATCAATTCTTCTCTCCCGGATTATCTTACTGAAGAGAAGATCCTTGAGATGACAGGAATATAAGGAGGTCACATGGTAACAAGATACAACACAGGAGACGCGGTTCTTATTCCGGCAACGATTACAAGCGCCAAAGAAATAGATGGACAGGTCATCTATAATGTTGAGGCTAATGTTTGGGATGGAATCCCCGAAAATGCGATCACAAGAAATGAAAACGCAGAAGTTCAGAGAGCAATGGAAAGCTTTTCTAAACAGATAGCACAAAGGTGGCAATAAGAGCATGGCTCTTTTTGCGGCATGACAGCGGTTGCAAACGCTGAGAGAGTTGTCCGCCAGCTCTCTTTTTTCATGCCATAATTGGCGGGAGAAGGCGGTGGAATATGGCAGCGGATGTCGTTCCTGTTCTTAATGAAAAGATCCAGACATCTTTTCATGCGAACATGATGAAAGACAGAAGAATAACGCAGATCAGCAACAGGATAAGAGACGGGACAGCAACTTTTTATGATGGCCATGATTATGCGGAAAGACTTGGCGAAAATCTCTCAAAAGCTCTAAGGAGTAATTTAAACGCCGAGATGCTTCCAGATGGGCGGCTTTATTACAATATCGCTCAAAGGACAGTGACTCCGGCTCTTATGGAAAATTATGAGCTTACAAATGATGTAGCGGAGCAGATTCAGAGTCTTATCGATGCAAAACAAGGCATAGGCCTTAAGAGCGTTAAGGCTGATTTTCCCAAGGCAAGGATTCAGGGGCTCATCTATAAGATGACAACTGATGGGATTTCTCTTGAGGATGCTCTTGTGTGGCTGGGTGAGCCTATCATAAATAACAGCGAAGCTTTCTTTGATGACTTCATTGATTCAAATGCCAAATTCAGAGCAAAAGCAGGCTTGGAAACAAAGCTGATAAGAAGAGCTGAATCCGGTGCTTGTGAATGGTGCAGAGCCCTTGAGGGAACTTTTTCATATGGGGAAGCTCCGGAAAATATATATAGAAGACATGAATATTGTAGATGTTCCGTTGTATATGTATCTGAAAAGGGCGCTCAAGGAGTTTGGACAAAAAAGAATGTTTATTTTGATAGCAAGTCTGATCGAGATAAAAGGATTGAACAGGCTCTCAAATTTGAAAATCAATTCATTCTTGAAAGGGAAAAAGTTATACGCTACTACAAGGATCAGACTGGCTACACCAGAAGGACAGCCGTTGAAGCTACTAGGAATAAATACACAATTGAAGATGTACAGCCTACTCTTATTGCAGCTTTAAAGAGACAAAAAAGAATAAGTAAATATCGCGTCACTGCAACTGAACGTTTAAATGAGCTTGAGAAAGCTATGGAAGAGAGGCAAAAAGCATTAAGGAGGTAATATGAGGGAAGACAATCAGAATCCCTCATTTACCAATGTACTCTTAAATAAAAAAACAAAATCACTTGGCGCGAAAGCGGTCAGACTTTACGGTTCGACAGGTCAGAGCCTTATGCTCTGGCAACAAAGACAAGTAAGAGCAATTATGGCTCTTGATGCAAGAGGTCAATGGAAACACATGACTTATTGCATCGGACTGTCTAGGCGAAACGGTAAAGGTGAAGTTCTGGCTGCAAGAGAGATGTATGGTCTTATTGAGCTAAAAGAAAAGATATGCCACACAGCTCACAGGACCACGACTTCTCATGATGCTTTTAACAGGCTTTACACGCTTCTTATAAAAGCGGGTTATCAAGAACATTCGAAAAAGAAAAAGAACATGCCGGAGCGGAGCTTCTATGCTTCCAAGCAATACGGCCTTGAGCATATCGAGATATCCGGGGGCGGAATAATTGATTTTAGGACGAGGACCAATAACGGAGGACTCGGAGAAGGATTTGACCTTCTTGTAATTGATGAGGCTCAGGAATACACATCAAAACAGGAGTCAGCTCTTCTTTATACGGTTTCAGCAAGTAAGAATCCTCAGACAATCATGGTCGGAACTCCGCCGACAGTAACATCTGGCGGAGATGTATTCGTTAGGATAAGAAATGCAGTCCTTAATCATAAGGCTCCTGATACGGGATGGGCTGAATGGTCAACTCCGGAACTTGTTCCGATCGATAAGCTTAATGATCCAAAAATCTGGTGGAGATATAATCCTTCTTTCGGAAAGCTCTTAAAGGAAAGAAACATCCGAAATGAGATCTCCGGAGATACGGATGAGTTTGTTCTTGATTTTAATATCCAGAGGCTTGGTTTTTGGTGTTCATTCAATCAAAAGTCAGAGTTTACTGAAGCCGACTGGAATCAGCTTAAGCTCGATAAGTTTCCCGAGCTATCTGAGAAGCGTTTTATCGGCATCAAATACGGCAAAGACGGAGTCAATGTCGCAATGAGTATCGCATCAAGAACGAAAGACGGACATATATTTGTTGAATCGATTGCTTGCGAATCGGTAAGAGCCGGAAACGGCTGGATATTCGAATATCTTTACAATCCAAGGATTGACAAGATAGCAATAGATGGAGCAAGCGGACAGAAAATCCTTGCCGATCAGATGAAAGATCATGGCATTAAAAAGCAGCCTATTCTTCCGAAAGTCGGAGAGATCATTTCAGCAAATGCAATGTTTGAGCAAGCTGTCTTTTCCGGTGATGTGGTGCACATGGGACAGGAGAGTCTTAAGGATGTTGTTACCAATTGTAAAAAAAGGCTCATCGGCTCTCAGGGAGGTTTTGGATTTAGCTCCCTAGTTGATCTATATGACATTTCAATAATGGATAGCATGATCTTGGCTTATTGGCTGTGCGCCACAACCAAAGAAAAGAAGCCGAGGCAATCTGTCAGCTATTAAGAAGGACCTTCAAGGTCCTTTTTTAATACAAAAATTACGTTACTCAACGGTAAAAGAGGAGGAATTCAATGGGTGATTTTAAAGTAATCGAGACACAGGAAGATTTTGACAAAGCAATAAAAGCAAGACTTTCGCAGAAAGACAGAGAACTTGCTGAGAAATATAAAGACTTTCTTTCACCGGAAGACGCATCGGCTATGAAAGCCGATTTTGAGAAAGAGCTTCAGGAAGCAAACAAGAAAGTTGAAGAGGCTCAGAAAAAACTCTCTTCTTTTGATGAGACTGTCTCGAATCTTACTCAAAGAGCAGAAGCAGCTGAGAACAAGCTTCTTAAAAACAAAGTTGCTTATGAGAATAAGCTTCCGATCGAGCTCTCAGAAAGACTCATCGGAAAAACGGAGGAAGAGCTTAAAGCTGATGCGGAAAAGTTATCTGCAGCAATCAAGCCGCAAAGCGCCGGAGCTCCTCCCTCATATACGGGAAGTCAAAAAGCATCTGCCGGAAATAAATATGAGGCCGGATTGATGCAACTGGCTGAAGCTTTTAGCCAGCAATTTGCAAATTAAAAAGGAGGTTAATATGGGAAACACTATATCCAGAGGCGAACTTATGCCGCCCGAAGTCACAAATGAAATGTTCAATAAAGTAAGAGGAAAATCTTCTCTTGCAGAGCTCTCAGCTTCTGAGCCTATTCCTTTTAATGGAAAGAGCGTTTTTACATTCTCACTCGATAAAGAGGTTGACCTTGTCGGAGAGAATGGCGCTAAGTCAAATGGCGGAGCAACTGTCGCAGCGGTTAAGATGGTTCCTGTTAAGCTTGAGTATGGCGCTAGAGTATCTGATGAGTTCAGATATGGCGCTGAAGAGATCAGGCTTCAGTATCTTCAGGCTTTTGCTGATGGCTTTGCTAGAAAAGTCGGAAGAGGTATCGATATCATGGCCATGCATGGGCTTAATCCCAGAACTGGCAATACTGCATCTGTTCTTACAAACAAGAACTTTGACGATGTGGTAACTAATACAGTCGTATTCAACAGCTCAACACCTGCTGACAACATCGTTGATGCGATTCAGCTTGTTGAAGCAGCTGAGCACGATGTGACAGGTCTTGTAATAGCTCCGGCTATGAAGTCAGCTCTTGCAAATCTTAAAAAGGGACAGACATCTTATGAGCCAATGTTCCCTGAACTTGGATGGGGAGCAACAGTGGGACAGATCAATGGTCTTCCTTCAAGCGCTAACAGCACTGTTTCTTTTGCGTCCGGTGCTGATAGAGCAATTGTTGGAAACTTCGCTGATTTCTTCAGATGGGGCTTTGCTAGAGAGGTTTCTCTTGAAGTCATCGAGTATGGCGATCCCGATAATTCCGGCTATGACCTTAAGGGACAGAATCAGGTTTACCTTAGAGGCGAGGTATATGTTGGATGGGGAATCATTGATCCTTCAGCATTTGCTATCGTTAAGACTAACGCTTCAGCTTAAGGAGAGAATGGATGCTTTATAGAAATAAGAAGACAGGCATTGAGCTTGAGGTTAATTCGGTGATCATTTCTCCGGATTATGAACTTGTTTCTGAGAATGAAAAGGAGCCTTGTGAGAATATTCCTGAAGAGGAGACAATCTCTGAGGCTCCTGTTGAGGAGGCTCCCATCGAGGAGCCTTTTCCTGTTAAGAAATCAAGCTCAAAGAAGAAAGGAACTAAGAAATGAATCAGCCTTTTGCAACAGTTGAAGATCTACAAAGACTATATCGGCCATTGTCGGCAGAAGAGCAGTCAAGAGCGGAGGCTCTTCTTCCTTTGGTATCTGATGAGATCAGAGTCCTTGGAAGAAATTACGGAAAGGACATTGATGCAGCTATCGCAAAAGACAGCGCTTATGCAAGCGTTGTCAAGATCGTGACTTGTGATGTGACATTCAGGATCCTCAGACAGAACACCGAAGGAGATGCAATGAGTCAGGAATCTCAGTCGGCTCTTGGCTATTCGTGGTCAGGAACTTTTGCTGTTGCCGGGGGCGGTATAGCAAATTCGATTCTCAACAATGATCTTAAAAAGCTTGGGCTGCTTAAGCAGCAGATGGGAAGTGAGTTCTTATGGCGAGGCTGTCAGGTATCAGCGTAATTTTATATGACGAGATCCAGATCGGGACTGATAACTTGGGAAATCCTATTTATGAGGTGACTCCTGTTGAAGTTGAGAATGTCCTTGTGGGTGAGCCTACATCTGATGAGATTGTCTCATCGACTCAGCTATTTGGAAAAGAAATCAAATATATGCTGGGAATCCCGAAGGGCGACACTCACGACTGGACAAATAAAAAAGTCTCATGGACAGATGCCTATGGAGTTACGTACACAGTCCAGACATTTGGATTCCCTATTACCGGAATAGAGGAGAATATTCCGAAACAGCTTCCATGGCATATGAAAATAAGGTGTGCAGATTATGGCTAAGGTTGAGTTTCAATTAAATAGAGAAGGTGTCAGACAGCTTTTAAAGTCTCCCGAAATGGAGAGCATTTGCCTTCAGTATGCAAACAGTGCTCTCGGAAGACTTGGCCCCGGCTATGAAGTCAGCACTCACTCTGGAAGGAACAGAGTTAATGCTGAAGTCAAAGCTGAGACATTTGCGGCCAGAAGAGACAATCTCAAGAATAATTCGATTCTTAAGGCGGTACGAGGATGATCATTGAAGAGATTATGAGAAATTATCTATCTGAGAAGATGAGTGTTCCTGTCTTAACGGAAATCCCCAAAAGGGATATTCCTAAGCAATATTACTTGATTGAAAAGACAGGCGGCGATTCAGAAAATCATCTCTATACTTCTACGCTCACGATCCAGAGCTATGGAAGCAGCTTATATGAGGCTTCGGTTCTCAATGAGCAGCTTAAATATGTTATGGAGTATAACGCGATTGAGCTTGATGAGGTATCAAGCATAAATCTTGATGGTGATTATAATTTCACAGATACGACAACAAATAATTATAGATATCAGGCAGTCTTTAATATCGTTCATTATTAAGGAGGATATTATGAACAATGCAAGTAATGTCAGTGCCGGAAAGCCTAAGATAACAGGGGCTATCTATGCGGCACCAATCGGAACAACTCTCCCGGTTACTCCGACTGAGGAGCTTGATGAGGCGTTTAAGGGCCTTGGATATTGCTCAGATGAGGGGCTGACCAACAGCACCAATCTTGAGACAACAGATATCAAGGCTTGGGGAGGAGATACAGTTCTCGTCATCCAGACATCAAAGGACGATACATTCCACTTTGTTCTTCTGGAAGTAAAGAATCTTGATGTCCTTAAGTTCGTTTTTGGCATGAGCAACGTCTCAGGCGATCTGCAGAACGGACTCACAATCACGGTTAACAACAAAGATGTTGATCAGGTGTCTCTTGTCATCGATATGATCCTTTCAGGAAATACATTGAAGAGAATTGTTATTCCTACAATGTCACTGTCAGAGATCGGTGATATCGAGTATAGCGATCAGAATCCTATCGGCTATGATGTGACTGTTAAGTGCATTCCCGACGGTTCCGGAAATACTCACTATGAGTACATGATCGCTGCAGCACAACCATCAGCATAAAGTGGAGGATTTTAAATGGAAATACATACAATGAGCGGATTCGTATGTAAGGTTAATGAAAAGAGAGCAAAAGACTGGCGCTATGTGAAGGCCTTGGCGGAATGGGATTCAGGAGATGAGAGCAGAGCTCTTAAAGGAGTTACTGCAGCAATTCCTCTTTTGCTTGGAAAAGAAGGAGAACAGGAACTTATGAATCATATAGCTGATGAAGATGGAATCATTGATTCAGAGACTATGATCGCAGAGTTTAAAGAAATTGTGCTCCTTATGGGTGAAGAAGTAAAAAAATCACAGTCCTCTCAGGAATGATGGCTCTTGATGAGGATGCTCTTATCTGTGATTTTGCCGAATCTTATCACATTTATAATATCTTTGAATATCCGCCTGTTTATATCGCAACTCTGGCGATAGGGCTGCGGGACAATTCAAGGATAAAACTTAAACTTTTAGGGCTAAGGGTAGATCTTGAGATGCTGCTCTTAGCCCATATTTGTGATAACACAGCCATCAACGTTTACGCAAAGACAAAAGATGCAAAACACGGCACAAATAAGCCGCCTTCTTTTGTTGAGCTTTTAAGTAAAGAAAAGGAAAAGAAAGAACAAGCGAGGGAATTCGATTCCGGAGCTGATTTTGATAAAGAATGGAGGCGCTTAAGTGGCAACGGAACTAGGTAAAGCATTTGTGCAAATAGTCCCATCAGCCAAGGGCATAAGCGGCGAGATAAAGAAAGAGCTCGGAGGAGCCGGAGGAGATGCTGGAAAATCTGCCGGGATTAATATTGTAAGCGCGATCAAGGGAGCAATAGCTGCAGCCGGAATCGGCACAGCTTTAAAGTCAGCTCTTGAAGCCGGAGGAAATCTTCAGCAGTCTTTTGGTGGTCTTGATACGCTTTACGGAGACGCGGCAGATGCGGCGAAGAAGTATGCAGTTGAAGCGGCCGCCGCCGGAATATCAGCCAATAGCTACGCAGAGCAAGCAGTCTCTTTCGGTGCAGCTCTTAAGAGTGCTTTTGGTGGAGATACAGCAAAGGCAGCAGAAGCAGCCAACACAGCCATCATGGACATGGCTGATAATGCCGCTAAGATGGGAACTCCTATTGAGAACATACAGACCGCTTATCAAGGCTTTGCAAAACAAAATTACACCATGCTTGATAACCTTAACACAATGGGGGCACTCGCTGCATAAATGAAGAGCGAGATGCGAACTCTCTCTGATTGACTTGGAACTCCTGAAGAGGACGACAGGGCGCAAGGGTAAGGCCAGCGTGAACGACTAAGTGAGAGAGCATCCGAGAGGATGAAGCGATAGTCTGAACTGCAACTATAACAAAATGAAATTGCAGATTAACAAAAAGCAAATTAGGGTATGGTGGTACAAAGTCAGAGATGGAGCGACTTCTTGCGGATGCTCAGAAGATTTCAGGTGTTGAGTACAACATGGATAATCTCGGAGATGTTTACGATGCAATTCATGTCATTCAAACAGATCTGGGACTTACCGGAGTAGCAGCACAGGAAGCTTCAACGACATTCACAGGATCCTTTGGAGCAATGAAAGCGGCTGCTGAGAATCTGATGGCAAACTTGGCTCTTGGAGAAGATATCGGTCCGGCGCTTGATATGCTCGGACAGACTGTCCAGACGTTTGCTTTTGGGAATCTTTTCCCGATGATCACAAATATTCTTTCGCAGATTCCGACTCTTGTAGGTGGTGCAGTTGATCTGATCGCAAGTGCAGCGCCCGCGTTTTTTGATTCGGCCATAAAGATGGCAACAAGTCTCGGAGAGGGATTATTAACTTTTGACTGGCTGGGTGCAGCAATCAAATTAATCGATGCTCTGAGCAGCTCGATTGATTCCGCAACAGGTTCGATTTTCGCCGGGAATACGACTGTAATCGATACATTCCTTCAAAATCTTACAAATGGATTTCCTCAGCTTCTTAATAAAGGCGTTGAGCTTGTCCTTAAGATCGTTGAGGGACTTTTGAAGAGCCTTCCTTCTATTGTGACAACAACGGGAACTCTTATTACTAAGATGACAACAACGATTATAAGTCTTCTTCCTTCGGTTCTTTCATCGGGTACAAAATTAGTTTTAAGCCTTGTGGATGGAGTTATAAGGAATCTTCCTTCAATCGTTCAATCTGTTGTTAGAGTAGTTACGACATTTGTTGCAACGATAGGCCAGAATCTTCCGACCATCCTTGCTCAAGGTATCACGATAGTCGGAAAGCTTGTCAGCGGACTCATTCAGGCAATTCCTCAGATTATTTCTGCAATTCCTCAGCTTATCAGTGCAATTGTAAATGGCTTTGGAAATTATGATTGGTGGTCGATAGGAAAAAACATTGTTAAGGGAATTGCTGAAGGACTTAAGAACGCTGCGGGTATGATCGCAGATGCGGCAAAGGATGCGGCAAAGAGAGCGTTTGAAGCGGCCAAGGATTTCCTTGGAATAGATTCACCGGCTAAAAAGGGAATCTATATAGGTGAGATGTACGATGCCGGAATCGCTGAGGGTATTCTTGATAATAAGTCTCTTGTAAATGATGCTCTTTCAGATCTTAACAGGGATTCCTTCTCTGGATTTACTGCATCGACAAATTATGATTTTGGATCTTCTTCTGATAATTCTGACAAGATAGATGAGCTTTTATCACTTCTTAGAGCTTATCTTCCTGAGATTGCAGACAAGGAAGGAGTTAATGTCAATCAGCTTTTTAACGGTATTAACCGACAGTTAGGATGGGGAGTTCAATGAGGACTTTCAGATTATATGATAACGATGGAAATCGATACAATTTAACATCCAAAGATCATCTTTTTTTCTATGCGGTTGATGGGCTTGGCTTCAAGCAAGAAGCCAAGTTCCAAAGGATTGAGGATAGATATGCTCTTTTGGAATCTCATATCTCTCAGGGCAAGATAAAAGGAACAATTAAGTTCTGGCAGCCTGAAGCTGAACTGGAATACTTCAATTTCGCGCAGTTCTGCCAAAATCAACCCATAATGATGGATTATAACAATAATTACGGATCTTACCAAAGAAGAGGCATCATCACGGAGATTAAGCGCGGAGATGGTGATGGGAATGAGCTTCAGATCGAGATTGAATTCACTGCGGAGACTCCTTGGTATAAGGAAGTGATTGAGTATAATCCCGGCACTGAGTCAGGTGGTAAGGTTTATAACTACACTTACGATTATACATATCTCAAAGGCGGAAAGAACACAATCACGATCGAGTCAGATTCTTATCAGAGCTCACCTGTTAAGCTTGTCGTTCTTGGTCCGGCAATCAATCCATCTTGGAGGCATTACATTAATGATGAGCTTGTCACAACCGGACAAGTAAATGGAATCATTGGAGAAGGCAACAGGCTTATCGTTGATACAACAACAATCCCGTATAGAATCATTCAGGTTAATGAATACGGCGAGCTTGTCTCTGATATGTATCAGCAGTCAAATTTCTCGACATATCGCTTTGTTAGATTCGGACATGGTAGAAATACAGTCACATTCACGGCTGATGATAGCAACGTGTTAAATGTCGGAGTGGAGGCACAGATCGAGTATGCAACCATTTAATGTTGAGATTTTTAATCCATATTTTGTACTTGTGCAGCACTATAACTCCGGTGATATCGAATATGATTTCGATTACCTGTCAACCGTTGAAAATAGCGTTGTTATTGCTTTTGATGAGAATGTCCAAAAAGGCGATTACATAAGGATATACAACGATACGGATAACTATTTCGGTTATATCACAGCGATTCAGGTCAATGAGGCTGTTCAGGGATTCTCGGAGATAAGGTTTAAGCCTTTTATCACTCTTTTTGATGCTCCGATTCTTTTTGATACTACGCTTCAAGGTTCAGCGACAAGCCTTGAGCAAGCAATCGCAAATTATATCACTGCTTACTGGATAAGTAACAGCGATACATCTCAGAACATTTACGGCCTTCAGGTCGAAGTGATCTCAGTCACTTCCGGATGGGGCTTCCATATCACATCAGATCAGCAAGGACTGAATAAGGCAATCATCAACTTCATGAGTTCAATTATAAGAAGAGCCCTCACCAAGTATCAGGTGGGGCTTTTTGCTGAGCCAGATTTTGAGGCTCGGACCGTGAAGGTAAAGATCGGAGTAAAAGATTACTCGACATTTTATATCGAGGCAGATCTTCCGAATGTCGTTGAGAAGTCAATTATCGTCAACGAAACGACAAAGGACACGAATAAGCTTGTGATATATGATCAGGCGGACCTTGCAACAAATATCATTTATTACAAGCATCCGGATGGATCCTATGATACTAACAACACTAACAGGATTATTCCTGTTATTTATTCAATAACAAGCGTAACGGCTGTTGAAGGCGACACATTTGCTAATGCCGCAAAAGATGCCGCTGATAAGCAGTTTGACACAGATTCATATAACAATCTTATCGAGCTTACTGTCCAGAACGATGATCAGCTCATTAACCCTGAGAGCATTGCGATCGGGCAACTTGTCAACATCATCTCAAATGGGACATCTTACGCATCGATTCTTACCGGAATCGAGAGAAAAGAAACAACTAAGCTCATTTTTGGCACGATAAGGCTTGACCTTACCAAGATATTAAAAGGAGGAGGCATTTAATGGGTATCAATTTAGTTACTTATTACAATTCAACTGTAACGCCTCAGGATGATGCTCTTATCTATGAGAACGCGCTTCCAGCAAGCGGAATGATATACGGCGGAAATGTCACAATCAAGAACGCGAACACACTTCATATAACAGCCGGGCATGGTGCTTTATGCGGCCGAAAATTCACGATTGAAGAAGCGGACATTCCTGTCATCCTCACAAGTTCTGGAACATTGAACGGCCGTCTTTACATTCATATGGACCTTTCGGACACAGGAAGCCCGATCTCTTTAGAGGTTGAAAGAGCTGCATCTCTTACTCCTGTTATCCAGCAGTCAAATGTAAACATCAATGATGGAATCTATGAGATAAATCTTGCGACATTCCAGATCAGCACATCAACTATATCGAATCTTGTTTATGTCGCTCCTTTTATCAAGTATGAATTTGCCAAAGAGGTGATCATTGCTCCTGTCGAGAAGACATCGACAGCAAGTACGTCCTATGCAGTAGGAAAGCATTTCATCTATAACGACATCCTTTATAGAGTTACGACTGCGATAAGCTCCGGCGGACAGATAAATCCCGGAACAAATTGCGTCGTTAGTGAAACGATTCAGAATCAGATCGAGACGAACGCGGGCAATATCTCGACAGCAAATACTAATATCACGAATCTTTCGAATAATAAGACGAATCAGACTGTTATCGCAACAAGACAGGCGAATCTTACTGCATCCAAAGCTTATTCAGTGGGCGAGCAATTTATTTACAATAATACGCTCTACAAAGCAACTTCAGCGATAGCTAAAAATGCAACGATTACGATCGGAGGCAATGCGTCTGCAGCGGATTCAATTACTTCGCAAATTAGCAA